AGTTGGCACATTGGAGGAAGCAAGTGCCCCAGCCGCGAGGCAGAACGCAGAACTTTGATTTAGAGAAATCGTACTACACCACTGTTGGCCACCTAGATATTGGAAATCTGGTGACGTCAGCGCAAGTCTCTCAAGTCAAACTGTACCAGCCGGTGTTCGGAGACATTTTAAACACGGCCGGGGCTCAAGTTTTCGAAAATAAGAGCGCGGTGAAGACAGGGCCAACCCTCGGAGGCGAAGGGTTCGGGGTGGTGGCGTATTGTGTGGACCACCGTAGCCCTGTAAATTTGGTAGCAGCTTTGTGTAATCGTCAGTTGAGCAGGAAAACTCTGCCAGCGCCAGCTGTGCAAGCAGCGATGATTGAATTTCTTCGGAACATCTGGAATCCGCGGCAAAATAATACTTTCGAAACTGCTGACCTACCGGATTTCGAAATGTATATGGCAGATCACGCTCACTGGCCTAAGTCGAAGAAAGTCAAATATCGGGCGGCGTGGGAGACTTTTAAAAACTTTAGGACAGACAAAGAAACTTTCGACTACAATAAGCCGGACAATTTGCTCTACCTAGAAGCCTCTGTGAAAGCCTCAGAAGAAAATTCAACAGTGATCAGAGGATCCGAGGGCAACTTCACAGCAATACCGCGGAATATAGGATCTTTGAGAAAAGAGTATTTGTTTATACATTATTTGCAGAGTGCACTGCTAAAGCAGCAGAGTAGGACATGTCCCGACTTTTGTTACCGGAAAACTATAAGCGACTACGAATCGACGCTCAACAGCATGGCCAAAGGGATCGAGGATCCAGTTTACATATCCACCGACGTATCGAGATTTGACTCTGTGCAATTTGCTTGGTTAATGGATGAGGTAGATGTTGTGATCTGGAAAGCAGCAAACGAATTTTTTCAGAAACACTTTTCATGGTGGACCCAAGAGCATTCCAAGCTAGCCCTGGCCACCGCAACGTCGACGAAGGTGTTGATGAAATATCAATACGCAGGCGTGAGGATCTTGGATGTGGTACTCTACGGGACCACCCCTTCCGGGTTGGGGCCTAAGACAACGGACGGAAACAGCCGTCGTTGTAGAGCAGTCAACGATTTTATCGATCATTTAGCAGGTCTGCCCCCTGGGTTATTCAAAGCAGTGACGGGGGACGATTTTTTCCGAGTTTTGAATCGGACCGACGCTAAAAACTGGGAAGCCGTAGCACGGACCGTGTACGTGACAGGCAACGACGAGATCGAAGAAGGGATCGCGTGGGAATGCAAGAAAATCACTGTCCAAGCGGGAGCGAGCGCGAGGTTCGACTTTGTATCGAAGACGAGCGTCGCGGCAGCAAACCTCAAACTCCTCACTAGGGATTTCTGTAAGACCATGACCAACTCTAGATTTTACTATGGGAGAGATAGAGGTATATTACAGAACTCTAGCTTGCATCGTCGGGCAGTATGCGAATCGAATTTGATATTCTTCCAACATGAACATTACCTGGGCGGGCATTTTAGCTTGCCTAAGGAGGACGTATCAAGAATGTCCCGGAATGCTTTAGATAGGTATCTGGAGAGGCATAGCAGCATAAGGGGGAGTTCGGATTTAGCTAAGCACCGTGTGCATGTGTCAATGCTATTGGAGCTTGGCATCTTCTTGCGCTGGAAAAAGGGGTTTAGCACTAGCCCCGAAGAACTGCATGCTCTATTGACGCAATACCGGAACAAAGAGCCTGTCATAAAAATACCATCATACGAACTAGCGAATGCCTTGGTGGGGGCATCAGCCCCTGCCGAGGAGAAAGCTCTGGCTATAGCATCAGCAACGAACGAAATGCAAATTTATATGGATAAAGTCGAGC